TTAGGCACAGCTATTTAGTGCGCGTTTATTCTGCTCATGGTTAATATCCCGTTGGTCCCGCATATCGCTAATAAAGCGCTCCAGTTCTGAATCAATATTTAAGCCAAACACTTTCGCCCTTAATTCCGCGATGTGGTTTAACCCATTAAGGCGGAGGCCAGCGCTTAGCGGAACAGTCGCAGCATCGCCTTCAATAGCCATGGTTTCCCCTGCTTTTTAGTGGACAGCTCAGCCAGCAACGCATCCTGAGAGCGGCACGGATGCCAGCGCTTGCCATCCTTCCCCATAATCCAGCCATGACCGCAGTGCATTGCAGGACTTTGCTTAACAAGCAGTGATGCAAAAGATGGTTCTTTAGTCAGCATAACCACCTCAGATCAGACCGAACGAAGCGCCGAGGCCCGTCACGGTATCTACTGCGCTTGCCATCGCCGGATTCGCCTGCAAACGCGCATGTAATGAAACTGCGGTCAGTGCCATCAGGCGCGTGACAGAGTTGATGCTGTTGATAACATCGCGGCGGCCCGCACTGGTTTTTACATCACCGGATACTGCGCCTGCAGCTACTCGCCCAATTTCCGCAGTTGCACTCATGACGTAATGCGGCAGGTTCTCTTTTGCCACTTCATTCAATGGCACACACGGCAGGCAATGGATTTGAGCCAGAAAACCGTCAACCAGCGTTGAGTCTTCTGTGATATCAGTCAGCAGCCAGATCTCCGGCGGCGTAAGTTGATGCGGTTGATCCGGGTTCAGCTTATTGCGCAGCGTCTGGACATTCATTCCTGCGCGTTCTGCCAGCTTCGCCATGTTGTGACGCAGCGCGAAAGCCCGGCAGGCTTCGTCAAAGTGTGGATGTTTGGAAATCTTATAATCAAACATGCGCCCCTCTCAAAAAGTTCTCATAATTGAACTTACTGACCAACAATGACGCGAAAGTTGGAATGACCGAGGGATTCACGAACCTGGTCGGTTTTGTACATCAGGTAACGCAGGCTTACGCGACCTTTGTTTTTTTCTTTTTTGACCATGTACTTAGCAAGATGACCATGGTGAATTTTCTGGTAAACAGAGCCACGGGAGATACCTTCCCATTCAGCGAACTCTGCAGGCGTAGCCATCTCTTTTGGTACACGAATTGAAATATCAGTGCTCATAGTGCAATATCTCTCGGTTAAGGTTTGGTTTACGTCGTCTTATCTTGTTTTATTTGATTCAATAATTGATACATCGAGATACTACGATCCAATATTTGATACATCAATAGGATTAAAAAATGATACAAGTGAAAGCTGGCGAGAATACCGGGGGAAGAGAGGCTATCCATAGGCTAATGGCCGCCTATGATTTCAAGTCCAGACAGCAACTGTGTGATCACCTGGGCGCATCAAAAAGCACCATGGCAAACAGATACTTAAGAGATAGTTTTCCAGCAGAATGGGTGATTCAGTGTGCTTTGGAGACAGGGGTTTCTTTATTGTGGCTCACTACTGGACAGGGCGATACAGGTTCAAATATTGAACACAAAAAAGATATTAATTTCGTGAACTCAGGCAAAGTTAAACCCCTTTCTGAGCTTGTTTCCCCCGAAATTGACAAGGCAACTCTCAACGGTGGCTTATTAGTCGATGCTGGAAAAGCAATCATTGATAGCAGTCTGCTCCCCTCAGACTCAAGAAACCTATTACTGGTGAATACTTCTGGCGATTCTTATTTAGTGGACCGCAGCCAAACGCCTCCAGTTAACGGTATGTGGTTGGTAGATATCGACGGAATAAAAATCATCGTGAAGTTAACACGGCTACCAGGGAACAGATTGGTGGTCCATCAAGACGAATCATCCTTTGAGTGCAGCCTTGATGATATCGAGGTAGTAGGCCGCGCTTTAAAAATAATTAAGAGCCTTTGATATGACCATCAGAAAGCAGCCAAACGGAAAATGGTTGTGTGAATGCTACCCAAAGGGGCGCGACGGTAAGCGTGTTCGCAAGCAATTTGCGACGAAGGGCGAGGCCATAGCATTCGAAAACTTCACCATGGATGAAGTGAACAAAAAGCCATGGCTTGGTGAGAAGGAAGATCGGCGGCGCTTGTCAGAAGTAATTGAGCAATGGCACTCACTCTATGGGCAGACTCTTGCAGACCCCAAGCGCTTGATGGCGAAACTCAACATTATTTGTAACGGCCTAGGTGATCCCATCGCCTCAGAGCTGACAGCTGGAGACTTTACGAAATACCGCGAAGCACGGCTAAAAGGTGAAGTGCGAAATGAAGATGGTGCGCTTATGTCGCCAGTTAAGCCTCGCACGGTAAACCTTGAACAACGTAACCTATCATCAGTTTTTGGCACACTGAAAAAATTGGGCCACTGGTCAGCTCCCAACCCACTCGCCGGTTTGCCAACATTTAAAATCGCAGAAGGTGAACTGGCGTTCCTGGCACCTGAAGAAATTAAGCGCCTGCTAGATGCTTGCGCTGATTCTCAAAGCCCCAGCCTGCTGATGATAGCAAAAATATGCCTTGCCACTGGCGCGCGCTGGAGTGAAGCCGAAAACCTGCAGGGCCATCAGTTATCAAAATACCGAATCACTTACACCAAAACCAAAGGCAAGAAAAACCGGACCGTACCCATATCTCAGGATCTGTATGACGAACTTCCCAAAAACAGAGGGAAATTATTCACGCCATGCAGAAAAGCTTTTGAACGAGCAGTGAAACGCGCTGGTATCGACCTGCCTGAAGGCCAGTGCACCCACGTACTGCGTCATACATTCGCCAGCCATTTTATGATGAACGGCGGAAACATCTTAGTGCTACGAGATATTTTGGGACATGCCGATATAAAAATGACGATGATTTATGCCCACTTTGCCCCTGATCATTTGGAAGATGCTGTAACCAAAAACCCTCTATATTCTCTTGCATGGAAACAATCATGA